TCAATTCTCGCCGCAACGCGAACGTCCCGGAAATTTTATGATGTTGCCCCCGGCTTCCATGCCCTGCTGGGCGAGCCGCAAATTGCCTCGTCGCTCCACGCAACGCAACTGTCGTTCATGGACGTCGGAAATGCCATTCCGGTCCACGCCGGAAGAGGACGAACCATCTTTCCCGGGCCGACCGCAGGCATCGACATAGTCGCCCCACTCCTGAAGCATACGCGCCCGAGGACCAAGATGCTGCGCGCTGTTATAAGCAGCCCGTACGGTATCATCCTCTACGTGAGCCAAGGCCAACTCGATCCAATCCGACCGATAGTCCTGGGATTCATTTGCCCAAGTCGAAGCCAGAGCCCGAAAGCCATGGATTGTTTGGCGGCTTCTATATCCCATTCGATAGCAACCATAGAGCATCGTGTTCTCCGACATCTCGGATCCCTGCCGATCTCCGGGAAAAACGAACCCTCCTGCCGTCACCGCTGTCATTTCCCTTCGCCGCTTGAGGATTAGAACAGCCTGGGACGATAACGGAACGAGATGCTCCCGATTCTTCTTCATGCGCTCCCCAGGCACTCTCCACACGGGCTGCCGACCATCCAAATCCTCTATCTCGCTCCAGACCGCACCGCGCACTTCACCAGTGCGGGCCCACGTGAGTAGGGTGAACATCATGGCGTCTCTGGTTCGATCACGCCTCCGGCTTCCATCTTCGCCGTCATACCCAGCAATGGCACGGACAAGATCCGGAACTTCCTGTTGTGGCACACGCGCCATGTGCTTCACTCGCGGCCGCGGTTTCAGGGCACCAATCAAATGCACCGTCGGATTTTCACGCGCCCAGCCGTTTGCGATCGCAAACCGGTAGACCTGGCTCACGCATTGGTTCGCGCGCCTGCTGATATCGAGAGCCCCCCTCGCCTCGATCTTCCTGATCATGTCCAGGATCTCGGGGACAGTTATCTCGGTGAGTGGACGGTGACCGATCGCAGGAAAAACATCCCTTTCCATCCGGCTGATTACCCTCCGGGCGTGAGCGGCATTCAATCCGCCAGCGCGATTGGCGTGCCAATCGCGTGCAACCTTTTCGAAGGTACGCTCCGCTGCCTGCTGCTCCTCTGCCTGCACCACGCCCGGATCTCGCCCCTCGGCAAGACAGGCCCTGGCTTCATCGCGCTTGGTCCGCGCAGCCGCGAGCGGAACGTCGGGATATTTCCCGAAGCTCAGCAGCTTTTCCTTGCCGGCGAATCGGTACTTCATTCGCCACAGCTTCGAGCCGTTCGGCTGGACAAACAGATGCAATCCGCCGCCGTCCGTCAGCTTGTATGCGCGGCTCCGGATCGCCGCATATTTAACTTCAAGTTCCTTGAGGGCCATGTGGGGGTATCGCCTGTTGGGGGTGCCGGCCAAAAATACCCCCAATTCCACCCCCAATTCAAATCGACGTGGGTGGTCCCACATGGACGTGAGCGGACGTTTGCACGCCGTGACGGACGGCTTAAACGCTTGAATTTATTTTGAAAAAAGATGCCCCGAGACGTCTACGGACAAAGCTGGACTGTCTCTGAAAAGGGGGTGTGGTAGCGGAGGAGCGCTCTGGCTTGGAACAGACTCTCCGCCGAATACGGCTTTAGATGGCGTGGTTTTTAAGCTTCAGGGCTTTAGGTCTCGCGATCTCCGCCTGTGAGTGAACGCCAAGGGTGGTCGGCGGATGTTAGGGGTCATGAACAAGTGGCAGCTACTGGCCTGACTGCGAACGGTCTTCTGGGGCAGAAAGGTCGGGTTAGCTGCCGTGTGGCGTCGTAGCTGCGTTCCGCTGTTGGCGAAAAAGGTCGACTATAACCACAACAAAATGGAAAAGCATCGCACCCAGCCACGGTACTCCCACCCATATTCTCTGCTCCGGAGGCTCTGCCAGCAGGAACGTGATAAAAGTACCAATTAAGAGCACGATGCAGCTTAACCATCTAAGCCTAGTGAACGGCCGATAGCTGTACTTGAAGCTGCGCATGAATGACGCTCCCTGAGAGGTGAGGAGCCGATCGTAAATCGGGACGCCGAAAAGAGCGATCGGGACAGCAATCTCAAGAGACATGGTGCGACTTTAGCAACTAAAGTTATGTCCGCAATGTCGGCGGGTCCGGTCAGGCACCTTTCGGATTAAAATCGTGAAATCTTGCCGTTCCGGTTACGGGAGCGCAGGTGCGCGCCGCTTACGTCGGAGATGGGTGGATTGCTGCCTGTCAACTTACCGGCGTGACTAGGCACAACCCGCCGTCAGTTCCGCGTTAGCTTGCCGTTGATGCTAATAGGCAGGCCACAATCATGCTCGACGGCAGCATTGACCCGATTCATCAAAGGTATGAACGCCTCCAAGCGAGAAGCTGGCCACGGCTCACCCAACTTCTTCATGCCATTCGTGTAAGATCGTTTTTGGCCATCGTCGGTAAGCTGAAGAGCCGCCGTTTGGTCTGGTCCGTATAGCCAAAGATACCTCTTGGAAATCACCTCGCCTCGATAGGGAGAAATCTGGAAGCTCTTGTCCTGGTCCTCGTGGCGGACAACTTCAGCCACGCCGTTGACCGAGCGAATAGCTTGATCAACACACTCATAGTCAACCATCGTTGTTAGCGCCGCGTCGGTGCTGACGCCCGATATGCGGTCGCAGCCAGCCAAGAGGATGCACAGCACAAGGATGGCGCGAGTAAAGTTCACGCCTCATGGTACGACTGCTTTCGGCGTTAGGAAAGAAGGCATCTAGCAGCCGCAACGGGGCGTAACAGGCCAAGCCGTTTTCCGAACAGGCATGAACTCAAGCGGCACTATGCCTGAGGACCCGTAGCTAAGGACGCGCAGCCTTTCTTACCATGTGGGGGGTGCCGGAAAAAATGTAACATACGTAACCTTGGCGGAAATCCGCCGTTTTCCGCGTAACCGAAAGCGTAATATCAACGTAACGAGATTACATTTTCAGAATGTAACTTTTAGGATCAGAAAACCCTAGGATTTCTGCGGTTGTTACGTTTTCTGGCGAAAGAGGTAGCGGTCGATTACACCCGCGATGTAATCTCGAAAGCGGCGGATTTCTGCGGGTTTCAGGCCGAAAATGGGGTGCGGGTTACGGATGTTACGCTTTTCCGCCCCCTCCCTCCTTAGATCGCTTGGCTAGCGGAACATTTTTCCGATCCTCGACCGGCGTCGGATAGGCCTGCCAGCTGCATCAAAGTGCATCAGCGCCGTGCCTCTCGCCATCGCCACCCGGCCGAGGAAGTCAGCCATTTTCCCGGCGCCGCCGATGTGCATCAAAACCGACACGAAAAGTGCGCGGGCGAGGCGGGGGATTAAGCGCGCTTTGAGGGGGGGGGCCGCTCCATGTCTCGGCAGCGCAATATTGTTACGCGGCGCGAGAGCGGTGTTGGCCAGAGATGGGCCGATTGACGGTCGCCCCGGTCGGGCGCACGATGGCGGGATGTGCAACCTCTACCGGATGACAGCGCCTGCGGAGGCGGTCGCGGGATTGTTCCGAGCGACTACCGGCGCCGCGCCGAACTTCGCAGCCGAGGTTTACCCCGGCTACCCCGGCCTCGTCGTCGCGGACGGCGCACTCCGCGCCATGAACTGGGGCTTCCCCCTCGTGCTCAAGAGCAAGAAGACCGGCGCGCCGCTCAAGCCCAAGCCGGTAAACAACACCCGCGAGGACAAGCTGCACACCAGCTTCTGGATCGACAGCTTCCGCAAACGACGCTGCCTGATCCCCGTCACCGCCTGGGCAGAGGCCGAGGGCGCGAAAGGCGCGATGACGCGGACATGGTACTCGCTGCCCGATCAGGATCTGTTTGCCGTCGCGGGCGTCTGGCGCCCGACCGCCGAGTGGGGCGACGCTTACTCTATGGTCATGGTGGATGGGTGCGAGCAGATGGCCGACGTGCATGACCGCATGCCAACGATCCTCGCCCAAGAGGATTGGGGGCGCTGGACGAACGGCGATCCGGACGAGGCCTTCGCGCTATGCCGCGTCTACGATGCCCCGCTGGTGGTCGATCGCACGGACGAGCCCTGGTTCAAGAGAGCCAGCCCACAACCTGCGCCACGAACGCCACCGCCATCAGCAACGCTACTATGACCATTTCGGCATCTTTCAGCATTGTCCGGTGATCCCCCGCGATCCGCCGATAGGCAACGCCGGATAGATCCGCGTTGGACCAGACCACCGGACGCGCCTCAGTAGCTCAGCCAGTCGAGTTCAGCCTCGTCCACGGCCTCGAACATATCGCCTTCGGCCTGTCCGACGCGCAGGCGCTGGCGGACCGCGTCAGGGTCGCCATCCTTGGGAAACCCGCGATCGGCCATGGCACACTTCGCCAGTTCGCCGACCAGCCCTCCGCGCCCGGCCTGCATGAGCAGCCAGAGACCGAATGCTCCGCGCTCTGCAGGCGATGCCGTGGGGCCTGCGGTCCGCAGGCGCGGGTCTGGCGGCGCAGGCACGAAAGCGCGGAACTCCGGCCCTTTCGTAAAATCTTGGAAGGCACCTCCACCCTCTGCGATCCTGCTGACTTCCCTGCGTAAATCATCGAGCGTCGGCGTGGTGGGCGTCTGTTCCATGGCAATCCTCGCTGTCGAATCGGTGGCGCGAGCCTATCATGTTCTCTATATGTTCGCATCATGAGTCGACGCTTTCGGGCGCGCAGGAGGTCAACAGATGGAACAGATTAAGGAAATTCGCCGAGCAGTCGCAAAGGCGCTGGAGACGCGCGGTCTCGATAACCGGGAGTTCCTGCGGCAAATCCGCTCCGGTGAGCAGGACGATGGCCCCTACATGACCGGTGCTCTTGCCTGCGCCGCCTTGCTGGCCAAGCAGCCCACGCCCGGCTGATGCCGTGCGCTACGCAGACGGCCTGAGGATACCGACGCGGCTGTTCGAGGCCGCCGCCTGGCATTACCCGATCAAGGTGACGTGTGCATGCGGCCGGTCAGCCGTGTTCGATCCCCATGCCCTATGGTACCGATTTGAACGGGCAGGATGGGACCCGATCTTCGCGAAGGCTCGGGAACGCTTCTACTGCCGTGAGTGCTGGCGCACGAAATGCCGCAAACTGCGGCCTGCAAAGTTCGAGACCTGCCGAGAAGAACCGACGATCCACCTGCCGATGCCGGACGAGCGAGAGTGGAAACGCGCGATCAACCGCTTTCGCGGATAGGTTTACGGGACCAATGAGACCTAATCCTCGTAATTTGCCTTTATCGTGCAGGAGAAGCCGGGTGCTACACGGTGAAAACCTGGCAGTATGGGCACTTCATCGAGCGGCGTAGGGGTCTCCTGGATCACAGTGAGCCAGAAGCCTTCTTCGTTAGGAATTACCCCGACTTGGATATCATCCGCCTCGGGGTAAATCGAAAGATCGAGCATCTCGACTTCGCGGGCGTCCTCAGTGGCTACCCGCATTCGTTGAATATGGATCAGCATCCCGGCAGCGTACGCAATAGGCGCATTGATGCAATCTTGATCTGCTCACGCCGCAACCTTCACCCGCTGCCTGAAGCGGACCACTTCCGCACCCACGGCTTCGTTCAATTCGAGAAACACCGACTGCAACGGCTCGATCTCAAGTTCGAAGAATGCATCGGTGGCCTTGGTCACGTCACCGAAGCCCCCAGCATTCGCGGGCACGATGCCCAGCAACTGCGGCGGCACCCGGTGCGCGGCAAGCACGTCGTCACGCGTCGTGTTCTTGATCCCGAGGAACTCATCCTTGGCACCCGCCTCCGCGATCGACTTGATCTGGATACCGGCCTCCTTGCCGTCCGGCGCATGGACGAAGAGGTTCCGGAAATTCCCCGGCCCCTTGGACCGCTTAAGCGCATCGCGCATCTTGTCGACGTCACCGTCGGCAAACGTGCCGGTCACGTACATGATATAGCCCGCGTGACTGCCATTCTCGTAGTACCTGCGGCGGAACAGCGTCGCGTTCTCATTCAGCAGCGCCGACTGCAAAGCCGAAAGGTACTCGGGCAGGCCATAGATTTCCTGATTCACGTCCGGCGCTATCAGCTGGTGAACCGTGCCCGGCGCGAATTCCACCTCGGGCTGATGCCCCGGCACCCACCAGAAGTGCCCCGGCTCGACGCCGCGCCGGGTGTACTTGGCAAGCGCGTGGTCAAGCCGCAGCAGTCCGCCCAGGCGGTTGCGGACCTCCTGCGCATAGGCGTTGCCCATCACCAGATAGTCCTGCGCCATGCCCTTGAACGCTGCGCGGCTGAGCCACTTGGTCGGCTCAAGGCTGGCGGCCAGCATGTTGCGCTTGAGGATGATCGCGCTGGAATGGTGCGGCGACGCGCGGAAGGCGCGGGCAAGGCCGTGCAGCGAGATCGGCGGCTCGTACCAGCGCTGGTTGTGATAGCATTCCAGCATGTCGAGCATAGTCGCCCGGCTGAGCACCGGCTCGGGTTCCCCGAACGTGAAGGCCTGCACTTCGCCGCGGTTGTCATTGGCGGAGACGATCGCGCCGGGCGATGCCTCTGACGTTTCCTGACGGCTCATGCGGCGGGCACGGTTACGCTTGCTCATTCGATAATCTCCATCGTGCCCTTGGGCTTTTCCTTGCCGTCGAGCGGCTCATTCATGAGGATGTGCATGGTTGCCCACGCGATGTCGGCGTGGCCGTCGTCACCGCCGCGACCGGCCTTGAAGGTCACGTTGCGCCCGCTGGTGGTCAGCGTTTTCTTGATCGAGACGAAGGCCGAGACGATGTCGAGGTAGCTGCTTTCGAACGCCAGGCGCCCGCGCCGGATCACGTTCTGCGCCTTCATGATCATGCCCGCCTTCACTTCCAGCGAGTATTCGATCTTGGCGACGGAACAGCCGGGCAGCGCGCCGGGCTTGGCCAGCAGCTGATAGACACCGGCGCCAACGCCCGTCGCGTCCACGCCCAGATATGTGCAGTTGTACCGGCCCAGCATTGCCTTGATGAAGGCGGCCTGCTCTTCGAAGTCCTGACCGCGCAGCGGGTGGCGTTCGAGGATGCGAAACGTCCCGCCCTCCGACAGCGGCGGCGCGGCGATCACCAGCGCAGCGTTGTCGCCGGTCTCGCTGGACTGCGGATCATAACCCGCCCAGACCGCGCGATTGCCATAGGGGCGCGCGGCTTCCGGGTTGAAGTCCTCCCACTCGACCAGGCTGTCACAGCCGCAGGCGATCAGGTCGTTGAACTTGAAGGCGGACAGACTGTCGTCGACGAACTCGCACATGTAGAGGTTCGCGAACTCGTCAGCCGCGTACTCGTCCTCAAGCTCCTCGATATCGAACAGGTCACAGCCCGCAAGGTCTGCATCACGGATGTTGACGATGTGCCGCCACACCCGATCCGGCCCGACGCTGCCAGCGGCAAGCGCTTGGTGGCTGACGTCGATCTCGATCCGGTCGGCCTTCTTCCGGCGTTTGTTGCGGCGCTCGCCGGTCCAGTACGGATAGGCCGGATGCGCGATGGTCGATGGCGTCGAGAAGTAGGTTTTCCGCCACTTCTTGTGCGTCGCCATGCCCGAGGCGACCTTGTTGAGCTCCTCGAACGAGTGGACCCAGAAGAACTCGTCGAAGTAGAAGTTGCCGCTGCGTCCCTGCGCGGTGCGGAAGTTCGTGCCGAGGAAGTGCAGTTCCGCCCCGGCCTCCTCCGGCGGACGCAGATCGGACGTGATGACCATCGGGTCGCCCGCCAGTGACACGCCCACCAGCTTGGCGAAACTGACGATGTAGGACCGGAACTGGTGGGCCTGCGCTTTCGAGGCTGAAAGGAAGATCTGGTTACGCCCGGTCTCGATCGCGTCCATCAGCGCTTCGAAGGCGAAGAAGTAGGTGGCGCCGATCTGGCGCGACTTCAGGATCATGCGGGTGCGCTGATCCTTCTCCTTCCACCAGCGCAGCTGATAGTCGAAGCACCCGTCAAGGAAGATGCGCTTGAGTTCCTCGGCCTGCTCTTCGGTGAAGTGGTTCTTTTTCGGCGCCTTACGCGGCCCGGCATTGCGATTGCCGACCTTCTCGTTGAGGTCACCGCTATGGCCCCCCGGCTGCTCGAAGCGCCGGACGCGGGCCAGGCTCTCGATCGACCGGTTGAGCGCGTCCATCTCGACGAGGTCGCCGCTGGTCTTCTTCTCCTTCGCGATCAGGGTCAGCAGGCGGATCTCGATGCCGTCCTCGATCTTCCTGATCGACGGCGCCTCGTCCCACTTGTCGCGCTGGCGCCAAGATTCGATCGTCGGGCGCGGGATCGGCTTGCCCTGATCGTTCGTCACGCCGTGCAGCGCGAACTCGTCGGCGATCTGCGTCACGCCCCACCCGCGCCAGTACAGGCTGCGGGCATGGCGACGCGGATCGAACTTCCATGCGGAAGCCAGCGGGTCAGGAAGGGTCGCGTTCGTGCTCATGACGGCGACCATGCGCCGGGATTTTGCCGTCAATCACCGCTGTCCATTTGGCCCAGCGCCAGACCAAATGGATGCCCTTGAGAAGATGCGTTTCAGCGGTCCTTTTGGCCGGAACAACACCGCTGCCGAACCCGCCGCACCCTCAAGGAACCGGACCGATCATGGCCAAGAGCAAGTTTTTCCGCGTCGCCGTCGAAGGCCCCACTGTCGATGGCCGCGTCATCGAGCGTGCTCTGCTCGAACAGGCTGCCGCAAGCTACGCGCCCGCCACCTATGCCGCGCGCATCAATTGCGAGCACATCGCCGGGTACAGCCCGGACAAGCCCTTCAATGCCTACGGCACCGTGCTGTCGCTGCGCACCGAAGAGGTCGAACTCACCATCAACGGCGCCCCGAAGAAGCTGCTCAGCCTGGTTGCCGAGATCGAAGCCAACGACCAGCTGGTCGCCCTCAACAAGGCCGGTCAGAAGCTCTACACCAGCTGCGAGCTTCACCCCAATTTCGCAGGGGAAGGTAAAGGCTACCTCGTCGGCCTCGCAATCACCGACACCCCGGCATCACTCGGTACCGAACCGCTGAAATTCGCCGTTCAGTCCCGGCCCAACTTCTTCACCTCGGCTTACGAGACCCAGCTTGAGATCGAGCCGTCGCTCGACGGCGCGACCATCGCCGAGGCGACCAAGTCTGGCTTCCTCGCCGCGTTCTCCACGCTCTTCAAATCTGAGAAGCCCAAGGAACCGATCACCCCGTCTCCTGCCCCGGCACCCGCCAACGACAACGCACCCGACATCGAACGCTTCGCCGCCGTCATGGGCGAGCAGGTGGCCGCCGCCGTCAAGCCTTCGAACGATGCTGTCGCCGCCCTCGGCGCCCGCTTCGACAAGCTGGAAGCTCAGCTGGCCACCACCGAACAGCCGCAGAATTTCCGCCGCGACCCTGCAACCGGCGGCGGCGGCGATGCCGCGCTCCTGACCGACTGCTGATCGGCCCGCCCCCACCTGCCTAAGCCCCTCGCGCCTCTCAGGAGCAACCCAAATGCGTAAAGAAACCCGCGCAGCCTACAAGAAGTACGTCGCCCGCGTTGCCGAACTTAATGGCATCGACGAAGCCGATACCGTTGCCAAGTTCAGCGTAGCCCCGTCTGTCGAACAGACGCTGGAAGAGAAAATCCAGGAATCGAGCGAATTCCTGCAGCAGGTCAGCGTAGTGCCGGTCGTGGCGCAGTCCGGCGACAAGGTCGGCGTCGGCGTCACCCGTCCGCTGGCCGGGCGCACCAACACCAAGAACGGTGAGCGCCGCACCCCCAGCGATCCGACCGACACCACCGACGACGGCGGCTACTTCTGCCGCCAGACCAACTACGACCACGCGATCCCCTACGCCAAGCTCGACCAGTGGCGCCACAAGCCGAATTTCCAGACGCTCCTGCGCGACGTGATCCTGAAGCAGCAGGGCCGCGACCGCATCATGATCGGCTTCAACGGCACCTCGGCCGCCGCGACCACCAATCGCGCCGCGAACCCCTTGCTGCAAGACGTCAACGAAGGCTGGCTGCACAAGATCCGCACCCATGCCGACGAGCGCGTGCTCGATGACGGCGCGCTGACGGACGGCGCCGACAAGGCGATCTACGTCGCTGCCGATGTCGAAATCGTCGAAGTCATCGACGGCGAGGTCACGAATGCCGACACCGCCAAGGCCGACTATGCGAACCTCGACGCGGTCGCTTTCGACGCGCTCGATCTGCTCGATCCCTGGAACCGCAGCGACACCGACCTTGTCGTCATCGTGGGCTGGGCACTGGTGAAGGACAAGTACCTGAACCTGCTGCAGGCCGCCGGTGACACCGCGACCGAACGCGAAGCCGCGCACCGCATCCTGACGCTCCCCAAGCAGCTGGCAGGCAAGCGCGCCGTAATCGTGCCGTTCTTCCCCGAGGATTCGCTGCTGATCACCAGCCTCGATAACCTCGCGATCTACTGGCAGGAAGAGACCCGCCGCCGCCAGCTCAAGGATGAGCCGGCACTCGACCAGATCGAGAACTACGAGTCCGTCAACGAGGACTACGTGGTGGAAGACTACGGTCGCTGCGCCCTCATCGAGAACATCAAGATGGCCAAGAAGCCCGGCTGATAGCCCGGTTTCGCCCTCCCGTAGCCGCTCCCGTCACAGGATATCACCATGAGCCTCGCTCGTCTTAAGCGTGATCGCGTACTCGCTGCCCAGACCATCACCGCAGCAACCGCACCTGTCACGGGGGCGGTTGCCTCCCCCGCTGTCGTCCTCCCTTCGGCAGCGGGGGGCAAGGCAACGCCCGCCGACCGGGCCGCCGCCGAGATCGCCCTGCGCCTGACGCACGATCTGCGCCGCCTGAAGGAAATCAAGTCGATCGACCGCAAGATCGAAGCCAAGCGCGAGATGCTCCCGCAGTACAACGCGTGGGTCGTTGGCGTGATGAGCGCCGATGCAGGCGTCGGTACCGGCATCGCCGCCGATGTCGTCCCCACCTGCATGGTCTGGTCGATCGACGTCGGCGCCTACGATGACGCCCTCGCCATTGGGGAATTCTTGCTGCGCCACCATGTGGCGATGCCCAAACGCTACGAGCGCGACGTCGCCACGATCCTCGTCGAAGAGATCGCCGACGCCGCCCTGAAGGTCCAGAACACCGGCAAGGCCTTCCCGCTGTCCGTGCTCGACACCGCCGACAATCTGACCATCGGCCTCGACATCCACGATCAGGTTCGCGCCAAGCTGCTCAAGGCCATCGGCATCGAGCAGCTGCGCAAGGCCGAGGACACGCCTGCAGAATCCAGCCAGGTCCCTCTGGAAAGTGCCCTCATCAACCTTCGCGAAGCCCAGCGCCTGTTTGACCGCATCGGCGTTAAGGATCGCGTCAAGCGCGCGGAAAAGCTGCTAGCCGCTGTCAGCGCCGCCGCGCCCACTACAGACACTGGCGGCAAACCTGCCGCGTAACAAGCTCGCCCCCGGCGCTCAGGGGCGGATCGCGCGCTGCGGGAGGCTTTCGAGCCGCAGGGCCGCCAGCTGACCCGATCCCCACCCCTGTTAGCCAGGCGGCCCGAACGGAGGCTCGCATGCCCGATATCACTGCCTGGACCCTTTTCCTGCTCGTCGTCTATGCGCTGGCATTCTGCTGTTGGGCGAAATCCGCGATCGAGGCGATCTTTCGCGTCATTGCACTCAGCGCGGTGCTTCTCATCCCGAATGTTCGTCCCTTCAGTTCAAAGGCATGGGGCTTCCCCATCGTCCTCGTCATCGCCGTGAATGTGATCTTGGCGGCAATCTGCGGCGGCTTCGCCCTCTGGTGCCTTAAGCTGCTCGCCAGCGCCGCCATGGCTGCATGATGACCTTTATCGCCAACCCACCGGGCGACGCGATCGAGGCTCCACCCGCTGACGAAGGCGTCATCGCCAACGACGGCTTCTTCCCCGACATCGCTCTCGCTGACGTTCGCGCCGATGCCCGTATCTCCGCGAACGTCACCGCGCCCCGGCTGCGGGCGGCGATCCTCGGCGCCATCATGTCGGTAGAATACGACCTGCGCGCCTACGCTGCGCGGTCGATTGCCGCCGGGTACGCCACGCTTGCCGACGTGCCGTCGCCGCAGCTGGACGGCCAAAGCCAGCAGCTGATCCGCTACCACCGCGCCGTCAGCCTCTACGCGAAGGCCGAACTGGTCGAGCGCTACCGCGACTTCGATACGACCAGCGCAGGCGGTAACCAGGCGGACGAACTCTCGCCCTCGATCGGCGAACTGCGCCGGGACGCGCTGCATGCCGTGCGCGACATCCTCGGCACCTCGCGGACCACGGTGGACCTGATCTGATGGCCGCCGCGCAGCGTCTTCGGTCCAAACAGGGCGACACGCTCGACCAGCTGCTCTGGCGCGAAGCCGCGCTGGGACCGGGCGAACTGACGCGCGTGCTGGATGCCAACCCCGGCCTTGCCGACAGCGGGAAGGTCCTGCCGCTCGGCACCGTCGTCCTGATCCCGGCGACCGCGACCACATCCACCAGCGCGAACCGCGTGCTCCCCCTCATCCAGCTTTGGAGCTGACACATGGAACTGCGCCCCATTCTCGAAACAGCGGCTGAATTTCTCGGCTCGCTGTCGCCCTCGCTGATCGGTTCGGCCGTCGCCCAGGCATGGAAGCCCGGCCTCTCGTACCGCCAGCGCTTCGCCCAGTGGGCGATCGGTTCGACGGTCAGCTATTACGCCACGCTGGCCATCGTCACGCTGACCGGATGGGGCGGCCTCGTCTCCCAGTCGATCGGCTTCGGCATCGCCCTGCTCGCCTACGACGCCACGCCCAAGCTGGCCAAGGCCGCGATCGACACCCTCGCCAGCCTCCCGGCCCGCCTCGCCGACCGCTTCCTACCCAAGAAGGACTGACCCCATGCCCGTCAACCTGCGCCGCGCGCTCGCCAACCCTGCCGCCTTCTTCGCTTCGCTCCGCTCGAACACCGGCGGCCTCGATCAGAAGCAGGTGAACATCGTCAACGCCATTATGGCATCCGCCGCCGCCTGGCCGGTGGGCTGGCTGGCCTATGCGCTCGCGACCGCCTGGCACGAGGCCCGCTTCACCCCGCAGCGCGAATGGGGCCTCGGCAAGGGCAAGCCCTACGCCGCCCCCGGCAAGTACGGTCAGCCGCAGTACGGTCGCGGCCTCGTCCAACTGACGTGGGACCGAAATTACGAGTGGGCGGACAAGGCGCTCGGCCTCAAGGGCGCTCTGCTCAAGAACTTCGACCTCGCCCTCGATCCCGAACTATCGGTGCGGATCCTCGTGCAGGGCATGGAAGACGGCGCGTTCACCGGCCGAAGCCTCAGCCGATACGTCTCCGACACCGGCACCCACGAACAGTTCGTGCAGGCCCGCCGCATCATCAACGGCACCGATCGCGCCGACGACATCGCCGACATCGCGGACATGATCCAGGCGGCGCTGATCCGGGGCCGGTGGGCGTGACCCTCGGCCTCTCGCATGTCGTCCTTGCCGGGGCGCTCACCGCGAGCGCTGCCGGCATTGGCGGTTTCTTCTACGGCACCAGCGTCGGCGCCGCGCAGGAACAGGCCGCCCAGAAGCGCGCCGACGATGCCGCGCGCGCCGAGCGCGACCGCCTGCAAGGCCAGATCGACGCCTCCACCGAGCGCAGCCAGGCCGCCGAATACGCCCGGCAGACCAACGTCAGGGAAATCTACCATGAAAGCCAGAAGGTCATTGAGCGGCCGGTGTATCGCAATGTCTGCGTCGATGCTGATGGCGTCGGCCTGCTCGACCGCGCAGCATCCATTGCCAACGGTGAGAGTGTCCCCGGCCCTGCTGGCGCCGCCGCCGGTGCTGCCGAACGTCCAGCGCGGTAGCACCGGCGAGATGACCGGCGCCGACGCACATTCCAGCCTCACCGCGATCTACGATGTCGCCGGGCAGATCCGCGCGGCCTTCATCGAACTGCAGGGCCAGGTCCGCACCATGCTGACGCCCAGCGCGGGAGGCACCGATGCGCAAGGCAAATGATCTGCGCCGCTGGCTCACGGCCTACCTGCCGGACCTGAAGAAGAATCCGGAGAACCTCAGCATCTACATCGACGCGGGGCAGATCAACGCCCGCCGGTCGAAGACGCTGTCGTTCTCCTACAGCTACGCGCTCAAGGTCACGATCTTCGACTTCGCCGCCGATCCCGATACGCTGATGGTGCCGATCCTCGCATGGATCGAGAAGGAGCAGCCGCAGCTGCTGCAGCGCGCCGACAGCAAGCCCTTCGGCTTCGAAGCACAGCCGCTCGACACCGAGAAGTTCGACATCGAGATCGCGATAGATCTGACCGAGCCGGTGCTCGTGATTCCCCGGCCAGACGGCAGCGGCTACGATGTCGAGCATATCCCTGAACCCAAGTTCCCCGGCAGCTTCGCGGGTGTCCACGCCTCGTTCCTGCAAGGTTTCGGCAATACCGAACTGCTGGTCGAGACCGAGGATCCTGAAGCCGTACTCACGCCTGCCGTGCCGCCTGCCGCATGAGCGACGATCTCGCCGAACTGGAAAGGGTCGCGGGCGCGCTGCTGCGCAGCCTGTCGGCGGCCGAGCAGCGCGGCCTGATGCGCCGCATGGGCCGCGACCTCGCCGCCAGTCAGCGCCGCCGCATCGCTGCCCAGCAGCAGCCGGACGGCAGCGCCTTCGAAGCGCGCCGGGAACGGACGCCCGCGCAGCCGGGACGCGGCCCGGCCTGCTTCCTCTATCCGGCGGGCGGCGGCGGTGAACCGCGCCGTGTGCTGATGAAGAGTTTCACATGGGCCACCGGCGGTATGATGACCGGCTTCGACATCGAGGATGGCGCGATCCGTTCTTTCGAGCGCGACAAGATCGTGAAGTGGCTCCCGGTGCCCGAGGAGCATCGCGGCGGCAGCGGCGCGCGCAAGCGGCCTGCCCGTATCCGCCGCCGCGCCATGTTCCGCCGCCTGGCGACGGCACGCTTCCTGCGCAGTGGCATGGACGATCAAGGCATGTGGGTCGGTTTCACCGGCAAGGTCGCCCAGATCGCCAGCGTCCATCAGTATGGCCTGCGGGACAAGCCTTCGCTGCGCGCGAAGGCCGTTCCCTATCCGAAACGCGAACTTCTCGGCGTGACAAGCGCGGACCGAGAGCAAATCTTAGACTTGCTGTTTGAGCATCTAAGTAAGACCCAGATCCGCGCGTAGAAATTAAAAATCAGGATCTAGCACTTGTTCAAGGGTGCTGACGATATCGTCGAAGTGCTCCCAGCTATCACGAGCTTTGTTAATGTGAGCACCTTTCAAACCATCTGAGCTATTACAGTAGAAGATTGGCTTTTTAGCATCCATAGAATACGGAATGAGGCTATGGAGATTTGGGATTTGCCCCAACTTATAGTCCTGATTATCCCACTCGATTACCTGATTAATTGGCATCAACTTATTTACGATGTTGTTCAAAATCGCCGGAACAAGTTCGTCGCCGTAAATTGCCCATCCCGCAGTCATACCATCTGGGTTTGATCGCACGTTATGCTGCTGGATCACATAACCCAGGTAACGAGGACTGCCCGCCGGTATTTGCACATCTTGCCGTCCCCAAGCGCGGTTCACCTGCTCCCAGTCTCTTCTCCACGAAACCAGTTTGTTGCCTAGGTTCTCGGTACCTTGAATCGAAAAGAGGTCTGGGGCGACTGGCGTAATGAAGTAGTCCGACGAAGCGAGCACCGCACGGTTGAGGGCGCCCAAGTTCGGCCCGAGATCCATCAGTACTAGATCAGCATTCACCTTTTCCGCAGCCCAATGGACGTACCTATGAATTGCGGATTGGACACGAACATCAACCTCGCTTCCACCCTTCGCAGAGTTCCAAGTATCGCCTAGCCGGTCCTCGAAATCGCTAAGGCGCAAGTCACCCGGCACGATGAAAAGATTACCCCTCGCATTCATCGCGCGAGAAGGCGCTCGCGCGGAAATGTCGCCCATGCCGCTGTAGACCCGCTCGATGTTTCTGAAGATGCTATTGCCGTCCGCAGACCATGCCCGTCGGATCTCGACATCCGCGAGGCTGTAGGCCGTAAGGTTACATTGGCTATCGCAGTCGACCATGAGCACAGTGTGCCCTCGCCCCGCGAGCAAATGCGCCACGTGGTACATGTAGGTCGTCTTCCCGACGCCCCCCTTATTATTGAAAATGCTGATAATCGTCGTCATGAATCACCTCTGACGCTGAGGTATGCCAAACGTCGTCGCCTCGCCACTGTTATGAAGTTTATCGAGGCGCCGATGCTGAAAACGAGCCTTGGGCTTCAGCTCGAAGTAGCACTTGGACAGCCGCCCAGCCAAATGCAGCCCGGTAGCGCTGCCCCCATACCTGCCGCGACATGGGCGGCATGGCCGATGCAACCTTCACCGCCGTAGACCTGTCGCGCATTCCGCTGCCTGACGCTGTTGAGGAACTCGATTTCGAGACCCTCTTCGCGCGGGCGCTTGCGCGCATGAAAGCGCTGATGGCGGATGAAGGCGTCGAGTTCGACGGCCGGGAGAGCAACCCTTCCACCCGCGTCCTTCAGGTCTTTGCCTACGAGGTCCAGCTGCTGTTGCAGCGCCTCAACGAGGCCGTCCGAGCGGTCATGGTCGCCTACGCCGTCGAGAATGACCTCGACAACCTCGCCGCCGGTTTCGGCGTGGTCCGCCGCACCATCACCCCCGCCGACGACGTGCTCGGCATCCCGGCCGTGATGGAAAGCGACACCGAGTTCCGCCGCCGCATCGTCCTGGCACCGGAGGGTTACTCTGTCGCCGGTCCCGAGGGCGCCTACATCTACCACGCACTCTCGGCCCATCCCAACGTGCTCGACGCCAGCGCCACCAGCCCCGCGCCAGACGATATCCGCGCACTCGTGCTGGGCGTCCTGCAAGCCCAGGCGGCCAGCAGTCAACTGGTGACGGCGATGACAACCGCGCTCGACGGCGCGATCTGGCCGGGCGAGGTCATCGTCTCGCTCCTGTCCCGCGTCGATAGCGGCGCCGCCAGCGCGGATCTGATCGAAGACGTCGGCGCGTACCTATCCAGCGAGGACATCCGCCCGCTGACCGACCACGTCATCACGCAGTCTGCCGAGATCGTTCCCTACACCGTCGAGGGCACGATCAAGACGTTCTCCGGTCCCGATGGCGGCGTAGTCATGGATGCCGCGCTCGCGAGCGCCAAGGCCTACGCCGATGAAAGCCACCGGCTCGGCCGCGACATCACCCTGTCCGGCCTTCACGCGGCCCTCCACGTCGAGGGCGTCCAGAATGTCCAGCTGACCCAGCCCCCCGCCGACATCGTCATCTCGCGCACGCAGGCGCCGTTCTGCACGAAGATCGACGTGACTTACGCGGGCATCGACGAATGACCTTCGCCTCGCTCCTGCCGCCCGGCTCCACCGCATTGCAGAAGGCCCTCGAACGGGTCGGCTCGGAAATGCTCGAGATCCCGCTCCTTGTCCGCGCGGTGAAGTCCGCCGACGACAGCCCGCTTCAGTTCCTGCCGTGGCTGGCGTGGGAACGCTCGCTCGACAACTGGTCGTCCGACTGGCCCGAGGCGATCCGCCGCGAGCGCGTCCGACAGGCGATCCCGATCGCGCGGCGCAAAGGCACGGCGGCATCGGTGCGCGCCGTGGTCCAGAGCTTCGGCGGATCGGTGGCCCTGCGCGAATGGTGGCAGATGGAGCCGAAGGGCATTCCGCACACCTTCGACCTTGTCCTGAACCTCGATCAGAAGGGTGCGCCCGCCAGCGCCGCCTTCGTCGATCAGGTCATCGCCGAGGTGAGCCGCGCCAAGCCGGTGCGCAGCCACTTCACCTTCACCCAAGGCGTCAATGTCGCCGCAGACGTCGGCCTTGTCGCGACCGTACGCCCCACCCTTTTCGCCCGCCTGTCCTGTACGGCACCGGCGGCCTGACCGGAGCACCCATGGCCCTTACGATCACCGTCACCAACGCCGGGCGCGCCGCTCTGGTGAATGCTAAAAACACCGGCACCGCCGCTGTCACGATCGCGCAGGTCGGCGTGTCCGGAAGCGTTGTCGTCCCCTCCCCGGTCGCAACCGCTCTACCGGGTGAGAGCAAGCGCATCGCCACCATCTCGGGCGACGTCGTGGCGGACGACACCATCCACCTGATCGTCCGAGACGAAAGCGCCTCGGTCTACACCGTGCGCAGCTTCGCCCTGTATCTCGCCGACGGCACTCTGTTCGCGATCTACGGCCAGGCTGACCCGATCCTCGAAAAGTCGTCGCAGGCAATCATGCTGCTCGCGATCGACGTGCAGTTCGCCGATATCACCGCGAGCCAGCTGACGTTCGGCGACACGAACTTCCTCAACCCGCCCGCGACTACGGAAGTCCAGGGCGTCGTTGAACTGGCGACGCTCACTGAAACGATTTCCGGACTTGATGCCGCGCGCGTCCCCGCCACCAAGATGGTGAAGGACGCTGTCGCTGCGTGGCTGGACGCGCGCTTCGGCGCGAACAATACTGGCATCTGGCACCCCGGCAACGATGGCGCCGGGTCTGGCCTCGATTCCGACCTGCTCGATGGTCAGCAAGGCAGCTTTTACACGGACATCGTCGCCCGCCTCGGCTTTACGCCGGTCCAGCAAGGCACCGGCAATGCGCAGCTGACCAACCGCGTGAAGATCGGATGGAGCGCTGTGAACAGGCTCAAGGCCTCGGTCGATACCACCGACCTCGGCAATTTCGTGTTCGACAGCCATCTCACCGGCATGTGGACGGCGTCGAATGACGGTGCCGGCTCAGGCCTCGATGCGGACCTGCTCGACGGGCAGGACGGCAGCTACTACTCGAACGTGATCGCCCGTCTCGGTTACACGCCAATCAACAAGGGCGGCGACACCGTCACGAGCCAGATTAGCTATCTGCTTGCGGATAGCTCCGCCATCGCCGCGCGCATCGGCTCAACCGGCACCCCGCTGGAGATCCGGGGCAATGGCACCGGCGCGGCGGTGATGACCTTCCATCGGCCCAATTCCTACGCCACCTTCTTCGGCCTCGACACCGATAACAAGTTCAAGTTCGGCGGTTGGTCGGCGGGCGCTGCGTCCTATGAGTTCTGGCACACCGGCAACGACGGCGCAGGCTCCGGCCTCGACGCAGACCTTCTCGATGGCAGGCAGGGGAATGCCTATGCGCTGCTGGACGGCTCGCTATCGTTCACCGGTTCTATCAAGGCCACCTATCAGAACGGCCTGCTCCTGAAGAACGGCTCCGGCAACTACCCAACCGCGATCCACCGCAACGACGGCAGCAATTACTACATCCTGCTGAGCGCGGCCGGGACCGGCGTCACCGATGTCTGGAACGAACTGCGCCCCTTCCAGATCAATCTTGCGAATGGCCGCCTCGGCTCGGCCAACGGTCAGGATTTCTCCGGCGGCATGGCCGTAAGCGGGGCGATGACGCTGAACGGCGGCACGGTCTGGTCGCTGGTCAACGACGGCGCCGGGTCCGGGATGGACAGCGATATGCTGGACGGCCTGCATAGCTCGCAGTTCATGCGCAACTATGTGAACGATTGGGTCAGGTCGGAAGAGGGCGTAAGCCGCTTTCATTTCACCGCCAGCGGCTCGACCTATGCCCGAGTGATCGGGACGTTTATCTGGCAGAACAACTCGAACGCCAACATTGCCACGATCGACGAAGGCGGCAACTATTGGGGCAGCGGCGAGGTCAATGCCCTGCGCTTCCGTGCCCGCGCCAATGGCGACGGACTGGCGATCTCGATCGGTGACGATGCCTGGATCGGTGACGTCAATTGGACGAACGGCATCGCCATCCGTGGCCAGCAGGACGGAAATGCCGGATATGTCACCTTCGGCACTTCCGGCCTTGGGCTGGGCTGCAATGCAGGAGATGCAACGCTTCGGTACGGCGGCCAGCCCGTCTGGTGGGCAGGCAATGATGGCTCCGGTTCTGGCCTTGATGCGGACCTGCTCGATGGGTGGCAGCTTCAGGATATCCTGCCCTCGGGCAGCTTAGCCGCGACCGGTTACACCCGGCTTCCGAATGGCCTCATCATGCAGTGGGGTACGATCACCTGCGGCAACAATTCCTATGGCTCGCTGACTTTCCCGGTCCAGTTCCCGAACGCCTGTTTCCACATCCACTCGGGCGTCGCCACCGAAGTCGGCAATGGCGACGCGCAGGCCAACTGCCCGCTGCCCTACAGCGTGACCAGACTGGGAGCCAGTTTCTGGAACGCGGCTCCGCAAGCCACCGCCTGGTGGTTCGCGCTCGGCAATTAAGGAGAATATCGCGTGACGCTCTATTACAGCGCCTCCGCAGGCGGCTTTCTTGATGACACCATTCACGGCACCATGCCGGAAGACGCACGGCCGGTCGCTCCTGAGACCCACGCGAGCCTGATCGCGGCCGCTTCTTCCGGCTCCATGATCGCGGCAGACGAAAACGGCGACCCGATCGCCGTACCGCTCCCCCCGCCACCTAATGCCGAGTTGCTGCGGCAGATCCGAACGCAGCGCGATCGGCTTCTTGCTGCCAGCGACTTCACGCAGGTGCCGGACAGTCCGCTCACGGTCACCAAGCGCGAAGAATGGCGGCTCTACCGGCAGGCCCTGCGCGATCTTCCCGAAACCACTCTCGATCCGGCCGCAGTCGCCTGGCCGAACGCTCCCGCCTGAAAGGAAACCCTATGTCCGACCTGAAGATCAAGATCGGCGCCTATGACGCCACTACCCGCTCCGTGCCGGTCACGTTCACCAGCGGTGACATCAAGCACATGCGCTCGGTAAACGCCGTCCTGAAGGACGACGGGGCTTACGACAAAGCGGCTACGAAGGCCCGCGTGGACGAAGTGGCGCGCGGCGTTGCCCACAAGATCGGCCTCGGCGTCCTGACCATGCCGGTTGTGGAGGAGGCCGCGACGTCGGATGCCGATTCCGCTACTGCTGAGTAAGTGATTGGCGGCACTTCACGCCGCCCATTTCCCCCTTTACGGAAGGGGGTCTCGGATGTTCCCGCATCTCGAAACCAGCGAGCCTGCACTCGCACTCTCCGGGCAGCACGCCTGCCCCTTCGAGCACCCTTCCGCGTCTCAGGCGCGGAAG